TAGGAGAAGCATTCGAAATAAGGCCAGCACAGATAATGCCAGAATGTGCATCAGCCCGGCCAATATACCTGAAACGAATACCAGCAGCCACAAGACGAGCTTGGCTAAAATAAGTATGGTATTGACCACCAGGCGTCTGAGACACACGAGAAGCATAGTTACCAGCTGCGAGACCAAGATGGTCATTGAAACTCGCAGTCTGATAGTAAGTCGGACTTGGAGCATTCTGTGCCAAAAAGACATAGTCTCGTTGCATCGAAGACCTCTTGAGCATATTCTCAGGGGCAAAGAAGCCAACGAAATCTCCGGCAGCGCCGATAGTAATCTGGAAAGTTTCCCGGTCTCTAAGAAGAGTACTCGGGGCAACTAGTCCCGAAGGCACTCGACAAAGAGAAGCCGCGAAAGGATCCATGAGCAGCTTGTAATAGCCGAGTTTACGATCCTTTTTGACCTGCTGAAGATCAGCGAGATCCTTAGTAAGATCCTCATTAAGTATCATTTATAAAATTCCAAACCCAAACTTAAAGCCAAACCAGAAGCGGCCCCACGCGCTTCGCGCTAACCACGGCTTCGCTTCGCTCCCGCCTCCCCCAAAACCACACTCGCTAACGCTCGTTCCAAACATAACAAGGGCTTCGCCCTTGGACCCTCGTGGGAATATCAAAAGAAATTACTTACGCCCTCGGAAAGAAAGCTTAACTGTGATGCGCTTGATGCCAACAGCAATAGTACGGCCCTTTGATGCCTCGCCAACATCAGCGCAATTCATGAATGAACCATAAATGAACTCAGGAACCTTAGTACCAAGATATTCATGCAATTTAGCCGGCCGAGTAAAATCATCAAGCGGAAGACGCTGATTCAATTCATATCTCCGAGCATGAGCTTTGAAGTCAAACTTCATAGCTAAAGTCTTTGCACTAGTACGAATTTTGCCAAATTGAGTCTCACCAATACTTCCAACAGCGTAAGTGGCCAACTGATTACGAGCACCAGGTGCAATATTCCCAAGTCTCATAGCATGAACACCAGCTGCCTGCATAGTACCATGAATAGGCGCAGGAAAAGGAATGTAAGACACCTTGATCGAATCAAGACCTACATCCACAAAATCGTCGTTATTCGGAAACGCTTCGAGATTAGCGACAGTCTGTAAAATGTCAGCTATAAGAGTAGATTCACCCCAATGCAAGACAAAAGAAGCACCTTCAATATCAACTGTAGCCCTGATCTGATTACAGATATTGAATGACTGCTGGACATACTTGTTCTTGATGACAGAACGAAGAGTCTTCTTAACCTGGCGATAACGCTTAGGAGCAGCCTTGGGCTTAGAATAACGGGTCGAAGAAGACTTAAGAGCCTTCCTCCAAAGAGAAGAAACTTGACCCGTAGGCCTAGACCGATAACGCTTAAAGTTCATTTATAAATTGAAAACAATTTACTTAAGACCGTAGTCTGATCTGAGAAGGGCAGAGAGAACCTCCGGTTCAAAAGGAGTATTGTCCTTGTCGTACATAGTACGAGTACCTGTCCTGTCCTGGACGAGGGTGAAAACCTTGAAACGCCTCTGAATGGCGGCAAGCATCTGAGGATCTTCCTTAATGATGTCCTCAATGGCGTAGTTACTAGTAACCACGAACATATGATACTGAGGGGCAATGGCAGACCCTTTTGCCTCAGCAGTAAATGACCACTTGTCACTCCAGATCTTGAGATGATGGGCAAGAACCTCAGCCTTCTTATCCAAATCATCAAGGACGACAACAGACTCGCCTTGATAGCCATCCCACCACTTATTAGCCATCTTGGCATAATAAGATCCCTTGGCAAGGTGCATACGAGCCCAATGAGTCTTGCCCTGGCCAGGTGATCCAACGATCCAAATGCCACGAACAGTCTCAAAGTCGACACCCTTGATATGGTCCTTGGCAATCCGCTGAAGATTGCCGTAATGCTGGACCTTGATCTTGGCAGGAATGAGATCCATCCTGCCAGCTTGGGCAAGTAGAAAAACAGCTTCCCAGTCCTCCTTAGAGTTCCTCTTGATAGGCAACTCGCCGAAAAAGAAAGGTTCAGAAACCCGAGTTTCTTCCTTAGTACAGTAAGCAATGGCTTGCTCAGGAGTACCCTTAACAACTTCCATATGGGCCTGAGGAAAGGCCTTCTTGACAGTAGACCTACGAGTCTTCTCTTTGGTCCAAGTCACAAATTGATAATGAGGAGTACCAGACTCTCCTCTCTCAAGCTGGCCAGCGAGATAGCCAGCTTTGTACATCTGGGAACGTTGCCAGACCTCTTCAGGGGTGACTTCGGGGTTGTTCAGTGTGAAAAGCCACCAGCGAGTTTGTTCAGAGTTGCTCATTAAGATCAGTTTATAAAATAAACTGGCCCGGCTTAAATAGAAGGGGCAAAAAATCTCGCGATTTTATTGGCTACTGGGCCGCGGGGCAGAGTACCTGCCGCGGGGCAGAATCCTGTGATTCTATTGGCTACTGGAGCCGCGGGGCAGATTAACCCCTCGACGGGGCAAAATCCCTGCGATTCTATTGGCTACTGAGACCAGAGACCCCAAACGTGTGGCTATTATGAGTGCCCCGTTGCCCCGCCGCGCTAAGGTAATACTACGTCGGCGGGGCAGACCCACCGACCGGCCTAGTCAGGCCTCGTACTTAGCGCGGCTTACAGCCGTAGTTAAACCAGTTAAAATGTGTCCATCAACAAGAAATTACTTAGATCCAGAGCAGCTTCTGCGCCAGAGACGCCAGTGTGACCGCTGTAGTTGTAACGAAGTCATGACTATTCGAGTGAAGTTTACCCTCGACATCCAGATTTCTCTCAGTATCGACACGACGATCCAGTGTCGCGGGAACCAATAACTCATGATAAGCAGGCATAGGAATGTACTCGTAGCATCGAACGACTTCGACGTCAAGTACAGTCCCACTCGGAAGACCAAAGCCATTGAAGACAAAAACTTGCTGAGACTCAGTCTTGTCCATGTAAGTTCCAGGAGGATAAGGACTAAACACCGTGCTGTTGGCATCGAAAGGGAACCAGTTGCAAACCAACTGTTCACCCGGAGTAGCACGAATAGGATACAAAGACTCCGCAATGAGCCCTGAGTTCAAAGGAACTATCTCCATAGGAGAAGCATTCGAAATAAGGCCAGCACAGATAATGCCAGAATGTGCATCAGCCCGGCCAATATACCTGAAACGAATACCAGCAGCCACAAGACGAGCTTGGCTAAAATAAGTATGGTA